ATCAAATCCCGCTAATTTATAACCCATAGTTGAACCACCACCACAAGCAAAGCAGCTAAAAACCGTTCCTTTGTCTTTTGTAAAATTAGCATCTTTTAAAGTCCATTCGTATGGAAATTTATGTTCTTTCATTTTGTTTGTTTTAGTTGTTTAGTTTTTTCTTTAAATATAATCTTTATTTCGATAAGTTCCGGAATTGAGTATTTTTTTAATGTGTTTTTTCTTTTCTCTAATTCGTCAAATCTTTGTTTGCCTATCTTCTTAATCAATCGCGGATAATATTCCGCAAGGTTGCCGGATTTGTTTTTATTACAATTAAACCAACATTGTGAATGCGCGTTATCAACATCAAGCGCAACACTTTTGTTTTGGCCTTGTGGAAAGTAATGACCGGAAGTCAATCGGTAAGTTCCTGGAAGTGCATCGCAAGAAATACATTTTTCGTTCTTGTCGCGCTCTCTTATGTATGAATTAAACACTTTCAACGCTTCTTGGTAGTAATCCATCCAAGTTTTCATTGATTGCTTTAAATCGCGTGTTTCTTTGCGTTTCTTTTTTTCTTCCAACGCCTTTGAATATTCAATTGCACAAATTGGTGAGCAAACGGCTTGTAAAGGCTTCATTCTTTCAAATGGTGTTTTGCATTGTTTACATTTATAAAGTCGTTTAGGTTTCTTCTTAGGTAGCTTTTCGGCTTTGTGTTTGCATTCGTTAGAACAAAACTTTTGATTGAAATAAACAACTTCAAATTTTATGCTGCAATTCTTACACCTCATTTTTTAACATTATCTAAAAAACATTAAAACGCTTTTTTAGTTGGTTGTTAAAATAACAATTCTTTGATAGGTAATAAAATACCTTTTGAAGTATTTGAATCACCGCCATTAATATTTCTTTTTGTATTAATATATTTTCTGCAAATGTTTTTTAACTCAATTGTTTTAATAATAATTATCTTTTCATTTGACAATATAAAAGCATAAAAATCTGATTCAGTTGTTGAAATTCCGGAAGGTTTATTTCTTGAAAAGTATTCAATAAATATGTTACCGGTTCTGTGCGCTTGTAAATCTGTTTTAACTTCAATTTTTTTATTGTTTAAAATATTACCAAGATATTTTTCTCCAACTTGACCAACTTTCAAATCAAATTTAAAATCGTTATTGTATTCCATTATAAATATATTTTGTTTTCTTCTTGCATCTGCTGAACCAGGAAATAATTCTGTTTAAATTCATCGGCATCCATTAAATAAATTCCATTATCTGAAGCAAAATTTCTGAAGCGTTCAATTGCAATGTTCATTTCATCTTTTGCAATGTTTTTTGTGCTTTTTAAATCTTCACGAATTTCACCGGTTTTTTTATTGGTCCTTTCGTAAATAAATAATTCAGCGTTTACAGTTGCTTTGAAAATATTCTGTTTAGTGTATTCGATTGTTTCACCGTATTCAACGGAAAATATTGTTAAGATAGCGTGAAGATAGGAATTTTGCTTAACTGAACGCATTGCTTTCTTTTCAGTCAATTCAATTTTAGCACCTTTTTTAATAAGTTGTGAAAGTTTTGTTTGTGCTTTCTTTGCCTCAAATGGTTTTGTTAAGTCTAACAACATTATAATTTTATTTTCATTCCTAAATAGTCACCAAATAAACCGGTGATAACATAAATACTTGCATTGGTCCAATTTTCATTAATTACTGAATTTATTCCAATTGCCGAACTAATCAACCAGGTTATTTTTATTATTATTCCGGTCATTATAACTAATTTAATATTTTTTTCACTTACATATCTTATATTCAAAGTGCGAGTTAATGAAAATAACATTTGTGAAGTTATTAATATAATTAATTCCATAATTTATAAACCGCAATATCCGGAATCACATTCATTAAAATCATCAAATGAAATTTCGGTTTGTGGTGCAAAATTTATTATTTGTTTATAATTTACATCTTTTCTAAATGTATTCGGTTTGTTTTCTTCTTCCATTTTTGCGAACCACTCCATTTTGTTTGGGTGTTCTTGCGCCATTTTATTTAAAAACATAGGGCTTCTATGAAAACAACCAACACAATTATTATAATATCCTTTATTAAATTTAACTGATTTGTTTTCATTCCAATATTGCTGGACCTCTTTTTGTGTTATACCATTATCAATTAAAGGAAATGAAGGTTTTCTCCATTCAACCATTCCCCATTTATTTCTTTTACCGGTTGAATCAATTACAATTTTTATTTCTTCATTTCCGTTTGCGTTTAGTTTATCTAACATTCTGATTTGCCTTTTTTCTTCTCCTTTTCTGAATCCAATTCGCATTTCACAAACTTCGTTTATATTTTCTTTCCACCATTTGAATATTGGTTTCATTTTCATTTCAGTTGTGCAATACCTAACCATCATATTTGGTAAATAACCGCCTTTCATATTAATTACATCTTCAAAAGGCTTTCCACTTATCCAATCAATATCAATTTGCTCTGACAAATTCAACATTATTTCAATAATATTATCTTGTTCCGTTGTTCCTACAAATTCGCAACCAATTAAATCACTTACAATTTGCCTAACTTTTTTATCCGGATATTGACAAAGTTTGTCATTGGTTCTAACTAAGCTAAAAACATTAAAATCGGCTTTGTAGTTTAAAGCAATATAACTTGAAGATTTGCCACCGCTTAAACTGTTTACTGTTTCCATAATTTGTTTATTGAAGTTCTAAATCTAAAGCGTTACAAATCTTTTCCAGGTTGTGAAATCTTATTTGTTTATCACCGTTTATAAAAGTGCTTAGTGTTGCATATCTAACACCGCTAACTTTGTGCAATTGCATCAGATTCCAATCCAATGCTTTCATTCTGTTTTTAATTGTTTGTTTCATAGTAAAAAAATAATGGGGGTTTTTACACCCCTTGTTTGATTTATTTTTTGATTTTAGAATTTTGAAGAAATTTAATCTGACGCTTCAAACTTTCAATCTCTTTTTTTAGTTCTATTATTTCATATTCATCATTGAAATATATTTCTTTTGCGTGTTTCAATTCCATTTTTAAAAAACTTAACTCTGCTTTCAATGGTCGCATTTGCTCGTTTACTATTGTGTTAAATGATTTCATAATAATTTGTTTTTTTGTTTTTGTCTGATACAAATATACGTCATTTAGTAAATACAAACCAAATCCTAAAGCAATTATTTTCGCTTTTTAGCAAACTTTTTTCAACTTCTCAATGTTTATAGGCTTTTCAGCGTGAATTTTTTTTTATTAAATTTTAACATTTTTCAATAAACGGTCATTTATTCGCTTCAATTTCTTTATTTCCGCTTCCTGGACGCCAATTTGAACCGCTTGTTTTGTTAGCATCAATTCATTTTTCTTGTGTTCTGTTGCGTAGTCATTGTTTAATTCTACAAGTGAACCAATGAATTTAATTGCTTCGGTTATATCATCAATCACCGCTTGTGCGTTCTTTGGAATCGGTTTTAACGCTTCTTCTTTTGTTTTGGGTGCTTGTATCGTGTATTTCTTTTTAAGGCCTTGCACGATGTTTTCCAATTTTGCTTTGTTTGTTATTATGTCTATTATCATTTTAAAAAATTCTTAGTTGTGAAACGTGGTTGTTAATTCTTTTTATTGAGTTATCAAAATATTCTTTATCTAATTCACAAGCGGTTAACTCAAAGCCTCTATTGTGCGAAGCTATCGCAATGCTTCCACTACCTAAATGCGTGTCAAGTATTTTGTCATTCTCTTTTGCATAATTCATTAAAAGCCATTCGTAAAGTTTGACTGGTTTTTGTGTTGGGTGTATTTTTGTTCCTTTGTTTTTGTATGTGCTATATTTAAACAATTTAGCTACTTTTTTAAAAGAGTGCCAAGCAAATTCACAATCACTGAAACTCATCCCTTCGGGGCTACCTTTATCCCAAACACAAAAGCCATAACAAACACCTAAATCGAAATAATTACCGCCCCAAATAATTTGATTTTTGCTAACTCTCTTTAATTCTGTAAAATATTCTTTCGTTGGTGTTTCTAAATCCCAATTTTTAGCACTAAAACCCCTTCTTTTTTTATTACAGTGTTTAGATTTGTTTCCAGCTCCCATGTTCATATTAGCCAAGTCCAATCCATAAGGAGGGTCAACAATAGAAAGGTCGAAATGATTATCTGGATAACGTGCCATTAACTCCATATTATCCTCATTCGTTATTGTTATTTTTTCTGTTACTTTCATTTGTTTAGTTTTTTATTGCCAAATATCCAATCCGGGTTCTTCCCATTTTTCAATTTTTCCTTGTGGTTCAATTCTGTTATTAATATCAAAATCTTTATTTGGTGTTAATTTTATTGGCGGTTTAATTGCTTCAATCTTTGCTGGTTTACTTCTTTCCGTTGCGTATTTTTTTACATTCCCATTAACAGTTTGTTCAGTCGTAAAATATACTAATTTTTCAACATCAAATTGTAAAGATGTAAAACCAACATTTCCGCAACTTCGCGGTTTAACTTTGTGAACTGAAATGTCTGCGCTTGTTGTTTCGGTGCTTTCGCGGTGAACTGTTATCATACACTTGCCGGAATTAAACCATTCTGAACCGCCTTTTAAATCGTATGGTGTTGGTGCTTTCCTTTTACCGTTTTCTTTTTCTGTTAGCTTCGGGTGTATAACTGTGTGAATGTGAAGGTTGTTATCTTCAGCCGTTTGGTTGCGATAAGGTAAAACGGCTTCTAAATACATTGCATAACCGCCATATTCATTATAAGGATGGCTCATATCTTTCCAGGAATCAATACTTGCGGTTTGAATTTCGTCTTTCATACTTGCGGCCATATCGTAAAATTCGAAAGGTGTTAATTTTGCTTTCACATCGGCTTTGGTTAAAACTTTGAAGTGTTCCAATAACCATTCAGTTTCTCTATAAATATCTTGGTCCGAAATTACATTTTTATACTTTGGGTTAAAACATTTCGCGGTTTTCTTATGCAGCAAATCGGCAATTATTTCAATATTACTTCCAACATCCGGAAAATATACAAGGTGTTTCCAGCCGTAATAAAGTGAAGTGTTTAA